GCGTCGAGCCGACCCCGATCGACATGGTGGCGTTTAATTGCCCGGTAGTAATTTTATTCGCCGACAAGGTGGAGATGTGGGCGTCCTCGATCAGCCCCTGCTGTATCTGGGCGAACTGGGTTATCAAGGCAGAGGTCTGGATCACGTCGCCCGCGCCGATGGGGATGGTGGTCGCAGGCACCCCGGCGAATTGGCCAGGAATGACGGCGCTCACGTTTCCTGAGTGGTCCCGCGACCGGAACCAAAAATAATACGTCGTTCCGTTCTGCAGCTGTGCCCCTGCGTACTGGGTGGCGACGAACTGGATCGAGTCCGACGCGGTCGATCCTGCCCTACCCGTGCTCGGCGATGCCAGGTTGTTGACGGTCGAGATGAACACGTCGATGGATTCGAAATCGGCGTCGTTGGGCGGCTGAAGGAAAATGCTCACCTGCTTGAAGCCGCCCATGATGCTAGTCACGGTTGGGATGCCGGGAGGAACCGTGTCCTTAGCCGTCAGTCCGTCCCCAGGAAGCGGGACGTAATCGGTGAAACCGGAGCGCATGTTGGCCCGGTTGATCGCCTGAATCCGGGCCTCGTAGGCGACACCGGCCACGACTCCGATCTCTCTGATGGAGATTTGCGGGTGGTAGACTATTCGGGCTGTGATCCCCACCTGCCCGACGACCCGGTATTGAACCTCGTAGTGGCTGATGTCGATCTCGGTGTTGGCGTTCCAGGTGATATCGAGGAACGCCTTGATGACCCCGTCGCCAGGGTCAACCTGCGTTCCAGTTGCTAGTCGAAGTCCTGTAGGAACAGCGGGAGGACCAATCACTCCGGTCGCGTCGGGGTCTCCTGCGAGCTGGGTCCCTGCGGTAGAATCGACGAAGGCCGACTGGTTGTTGGAGTAGTCGACCGAACGAGCCCTCGCCCAGACGACAGTCCCGTAACTCTCTGGTGGAAGCCGGGCCCCCAGGTTGAAAGAGCAATCGACCGCCATCGTCCCCGACTCCCCGGTGTCGCCGGGCGCCCCGAAGCGCGCGACCTCGAGCAAGGTCCCGCTGACTAGGGCGTTGCGCCAGATCTCGACTTCGACTCCGGAGAAGTCCTCGGCCACCGGCTTCTGCAAGGTAACCAGGACCCGAACGTCCTTCAGATGGCTCGATATGACGACGCTGAGCGGCGCGGCCGGCGCCGATATGTCTCCGGTGATGGTGACCGATAATATGTGCCGGGCGATGATGTTCTGAACGCCGTTAATGGAAAATGGCGTGAAGCGAAACCAGACCGTGCCCGGTCCCACTCCCTGGCTGTCGGCTGCCAGGCTCGTCCCATTGACGGTGGCGAACGGGCTATAGTTGGTCCCGTCCTCCGAGACCTCGATGATGAACCCGCCAAACTCCCCGAACCTCTCCCAAGTGATGATGTATTGATCTCCCACCACCGGCGCGGTCGTGAACGCGTAGGGAGTCACGAAGGCCCGGACGCCGTCGTAGGTACTGATCGGCAGAGTGTCGACCCCGACCGTCACCTTCGCCCCGTTGAAGTAGTTCTCTATTGGCGGTTCCTCAGCGGACAGGGCGATGGCGGTGCTCACTCCTCCCCTGGCGATCCCGGCGTGCTGAGGCAGACCGGGAGTCACCGTGAAGTTCAACACGGAGCGGGTCGAACCGTCCTTGTTTAAGCTTATCGCCTCGCTCAGCGTCACGTAGCGAAGCGGGATCGGCGGCCTGCTGTCTCTAGGGCCGAACGCCCGGCGAGACGACTTCGGCGGCAAAGGCGACTCGTCGTAGACCGCCGGGACATACTCGGTTCGGGTCTGGCGAATATTGCCGTTCTTTTCGATCTCCAGGTCCTGCGCCCGAGTGATGATGTGCTCGACGTCCTGAATCCCCAGGCTGAAGATGTCTCCTTCGCTGGGAACACTCACGAACGGAACGGTGACGGATACCTGGCCCCACATTCCCGCTCCGGTATTGACGGTCCTGTACTCAGTTGTGTTGTCCTTCTGGTGCTTGACGATCAGGGCGTAGGTCGAGCCCGTCTCCAGGACCACCACGTCCGGCAATGTGATGATCCAGTCCGTCTCGCCGCCCGGAAGAATTCCCCCGTAGGCTCCCTTGTTGCCGATCCCGCGCTCGGCGAAGTAGTCGAGGTCCATCGGCTCGCTGACGATGGCACCCATCGGTGAGCGGAACGACCAGCGGCGGCGCTCCATGAAGTTTCTCTTGAATACGATCATGTTTTCCCGCTGGACCTGGCTCTCGCGGGTGATCGTGTCATAACTGATGAGTTCGGGAACAATCGAGATCGCCTCGGGGTCGGTAATAGGCGGCGAAAAGTCGTGTTCGTAGTCCTTGTCGGCGTCCCTGAACTCCCCGCTAACCTGCGTGAACGGTTTGTCAGGTGGAGAAAGCTCAAAGCCGATTGTTCCCTCAATGACATTGCCGCCTTCGGTGTAGAGCAAATTGGGCGTTCCCGGCTTGTCGATCACGTATTTCCATTTACTTCCCGAAGGGATAATTCGGCCCCGGCCTTCTCCGGCGACTTTCTTGACCCACTCCCAGTCCCAGTCACTGTCGTTGACGACCACGTCGCAGAGATCCCGCACCTCCAATCCGTCGTGCCCGGTGACCTGCTGGTCGTAGTAGCTTTGTGATTCATCGAGCCACTGGTCGTCGTCGATCTCGGCCTCGGCGATCTCGCTTCCCATGCCGACGAATGGGTTGGTCATCATGTCGCGCACGATCCAGCAACGCTTGCGGGTGTACATCAGGGTATGAGCCGACCCGTCCCAGACCTTGACTTTCTTTCCCTCGACCAAGGCTGACGCGCTCATACTCTCCAGGCTCTGAATCTGCTTGGATGGGATGTTGGTGATCCCCAAAAGAGCCCAACCGGAATAGGTCTTGGTGGTGAACACAGTCTCCTGGACGTTAAACAGGAGAGTGTCACCGATAAACGGTTCTCCCGGATGAAAGTTCACCCACCGCACCACCGTGATCCGAACATCCCATTTCCCGGCGGAGGGAAAATTGACCTCATAGGTCTTATATAAGCCGCTCTCGATTCGCTCGAACCAGTTGACGGTGGCGACTTCGGTCCACGCACCTCCCGAATTGGGGCGGATCTCGATCAGGTGATCAACCCCGGCGAAGCGATGAACCCCTGTGTCGCCGATCCGATACAAGCCGCCGGGAAAGGCGAAAAACAATGTCGCCCGATTGACGTTGGTTCCATGAGTCGTATAGATGACTGGAGTTCCTGTTTGTGTAAGCGGCTCGAATGGAAGTGTGCTCACAGACGGTTGATAAAGGGAGTCCTGATTCTCGAATTCAGGAATGACCGCTTGGGCGTTGGTCCCCATCCTGGTATGGATGACCATGTCGGGATACTGGTCGATCGATGTCCCGTCGATCCTGACGTCACTGATCGACTCAATACCGTCGCCGCCGGTGTCCCCCATGAAATACAAAATTTTTCCCCACATCTGCTTCCCATCGGGCGACACGATGGCTCCGCTGGAGATGACGTGACCGAAGATCCGGTTCTGGCCGTAGGGAACGAACGCCGGGGTTCCCCGGCCTCTGGTATTGCTCAGTCCCGCGATGCCGAACGCTTGCGCGCTGCTGTTTAACTTCGGCTTCTTCGGTTTGGGGGTAAGGGCTCGGGTCAGCGCCGATAAAGCGAGACTCCACACTATGCTGCTCACCACCGACATGATGGTTCCCCAAGTGGCGGCGGTCGCGCCAAGCGTTCCTGCTAGTGCCGGACCGCTTATTATTCCGAAGTCTGCCGTCTTGGGGTAAATCTCGACGAGATCGCCATTGTGCGGGATGAAAGAGTCCCAATCTTCAAATTCGGCTCCATTGACGGATACGTCTCCGTCGAAGTCCCGAAGCAAGGCGCCAAGGGCGAGCCCCTGGGTATCGATGGCTCGCTCTTCTTCGTGCCCGGCCGGGCCAATCATTCTGAGAATCACGGCAACGCTCTCGGCCTGTAAAAGCCCCGGAAATGTTCCACCCAAGGCGAGCGGCTGATCTCTATTCGGCCGACGCCGAAGGTGGCCGTCGACGACTGAAGGCACCACCTCTTGTCGAGCATCAGTCCGACGTGAAACTTCTGCTTGAACTCCGGAATCAACCCGTGCCAGATGATGACCGTTCCCAGCTCTCCCCGGTCTACTTTCCTGAACAGCCGCCGGTCGTGAAACGCCTCGCCTTCCACCTTGA